TGTAAATTGCATTTTAGTTTCTCCGCTTTTTTCATTTTAATAGATATATTATACCATAGTTTTTAGCAGATGTAAAGGAAAAAATGCATTTAATTTAAAAAAAGTGATTAACATATTAACTATGTTTTATCTCTTTGTATTTGATCTGGTCCAGAGTTTGACGATAACTCTGGACTTTTATTTTGCAAAGCATCTAGTTGAGCTCTAAGTTCTTTTATACGATTATATAAAGTATACTTTTCTTTAGTCTCTTCACTTAGTTGCTTTTTAAGTAGATCATATTTATTGAAGGGTTTCGTCATCTTCCATCTCCAGTTCGAATACAAACTCCATACCGTTATCATTATGAGACTGATGAACACATTCTCCTAAAGTATAGTTATCATCATCAACGGTAAAGACTATTTCTTTTTCTTCGTTAAATTTTTTTAATTTTTCTTTTTTGAAATTTATAACATTTGATTTTTTAGGCATTAGTTTCTCCTGTATTTAGTTACAATGCTCCTGCACCAATTGCTGGTTCAGATGTGTTCTAAATACTTTTTTACTTTATAGATCTATTATACTATAGTTTTACATAAAAGTAAAGGAAAAAGTGATTAACCTGTTAAATGCTTAGCGTGTATTTTACAACCTATAAAGTTGTTGTAGTAATCTTCACGTAATAGCACATCATTATCAAATTGTAACTTAGCTTCATGATATGACATATCACCTTTGGTTTTACAAAGTCTTAAAATCTTTCGGTTGAAGCTTTCTGTTCCTCGTGATTCCACAAGTCTCCGTACTTCATCAGATGATCCGTAGTATGTTTTCCAGTCAGATTCTGTACGTGTTCGTACACGCCTCTTACGTGTTTTAGTGATGGGGAGAGTTTTAGGTTTCCAGAAATTCTTCTTTCCAATATATTTTTTACCGGTGTCGAATTCTGTAATTTCGTATACAAAGCCCTGGTACTCCTCTGGTGTATTTTCAAATACTTTATTATTATAGTGCCACATAATGTTATTTATTCAGCTGATTCAACTTCTTCTGATTCTGCTCTTCTTCCACACATTGAACAGAAAGTAGGTTCTTTATAAGATGCTACATAAGTTGTTTCATCACATTCTTCACACTCTATTTTGTAATCCTTCAATGATCTCTCTCTTTCTTTTATCAGATGCTTTGAACCACTCAGCTATTTCATGAGTAGTTCTTCCACATCCAATACATAGTTCATTTTCAACTTTACATATTTTTACGCAAGGTGAAACTATCTTAGAAGTCGATTTCACATTCACCACCTGCACACGCAGCGGCCGCGAGGGTATCAACATCTGTATATTTCTTTTCTGTTATATCATCTCTCCAATCAATCTGTTTTAAGTTTGATTGTATCTTTTTCCATTTGTGTAATAGATATGCATCTTTTAAACAACCTTCAGAGATTTTCTTATCTCCATCACAATAATTATTTGCAAAGTTTTCAAATCTACGTACCCAGTCTTTTCTAGAAGAATTTTCTGAAGACTCCACTGACAGGTCTAAACCAAAACCCTGTGCAGTTGAACATGCATCCCATAGGTTTGGATATACTTTAAGTGCATCTACAACTAAACCTGAAGCAAAGATTGAAGCATCGCCATATTTCTTAACCATAGTCTTAGAATCAATAACACCAGTGTTAGGAGCTTGATTGTAATCTTTATCACCGGTCATTGCTAAGAATGAAATACCTGCGAATGCATCACGATTTTCATAAACATATTTTTCTACATTATCCCAATCATCTACAATGATTGTATTTGATACGTTATGTCTTATACCTTTGTCTGCACAAAGTTCTTCATTAGTTCCAGTTTCAACCCAGTGCTTTTGAGCTTTCTTAACAAGTTCAAGATGTTTAATACCTAATAAATCATCTTTATACATAGAACCTTTCTTAGGCAGTATTGGAAATGAAACAACAACATCAGTTCCTGTTGATGACCATACTGACTCTTCAACCATATAAGGGTTTGTCTTCATTATAGCTTGAGTAATTTCTGATTCTTTATTCATTTGTACATTTCTTATGTACATATTAGAATGTTCAGCGTGGATACCAGATGCGGTTTGTAATAATACAGATGCATTACCACTTGGTTTTACACAAGTAGTTCTTGCTGCAGCATTGATACCTATTATCTGTGCAACTTCTTTGTTAACTTCTTTAACAATCTTTGCACCTTTTTCAAGTATCTTTTCATTGAAAAGAATATCTGGATTATTCATCCATCCAGTTATGGAGACTCCAAGTAATGCTTCTCTATCGAATATCAATTTAGAAGTATCGGTTAAGAACTTAAAGTCTGTGTACCCTGCTTGTAGGGTACCGAGGATAGACGCTGCTCGACATGCCTTATAAAAGTCCTCCTCGGTATTGCATTTCCCTCCGTTGATTTCAGTTAGGTTACAACCTTGCCAACCTGACTTTTTATTAATCTGCGGATACATACCAATTTCCACACATGGATTAGTAGTATGTTCTGTAGACTCAACGAAAACGAATCCTGGTTCACCGAACTGCTTGACTGATTCCATGATCTTGCCAAACTCTTCTGGTGTAGTCTTATCTCTTACAATAACTGCAGAGTTATTAGACCTTCCTCTTTGAGGATTATCCATAAACCAATTACCAGTTTTAGCATTCATCATTTCTTCATCATCTGGAGAGAAAAGACAAATTGTTGCTGACCTACGTACGCCACCTGACAATACAGCGTCAGCTGCATGCATTGTAATATCATATGCGTTTATAGGTTTTAACGGTGTTGGTTCTTTGGAATCTAATACAATACCTTGAAGTAAATGTTCTATTTTATCAAGTGATTTACGTAAACCTTCTGGTCCTGGTGCTTTAAAGCCGCCAGATATTTTAGCACCTTTAGGTCTTATTTGCGATAAATCAAAGAAAACTCTTCTTCCTTCGTAGTCTGGATATTTACCTCCACCAACGAAAAAAGATGACATTAATATGTCTAAAGCTGAAGCCCAACCTTCAATCGAGTCTTCAACTATATAACCTTTCGCTTGTTTAGTTCTATTTTGAATTTTTGGTAATTTTTTGATATGATGTTTTTGTACAGAGAAACCTGCACCAGCACCACATAACAAGATATAGAATACCTCGCCAAAAAATTCCGGCCTATTAATATATGAAGATGTACAGTTGTACATTCTCATTTGATGTTTCATTAATTGATCACCACCAAACTGTAGAGCTCTTTGAGCACCAAGAACACGCTGTTCTTTGTATGCTGTACGTGCTTCTTCTACAAATGGTTGTAGTCTATTATTATTAGTAATATAGTTTTGTTCGTGCATATCGATTACACGATCTACTGCCTCGTCCCAAGTTTCATACCTACCTTCACCATCTTTATATCGTGAGTAGCCTTCGTAAAACTTAGTCTGAGACAAAAAATTCCTTGTGTCAACAAATTGTTGCATCGCTTTTACCTCTTATCTTTTTTGATTATTTGTATCTATTATATATTAAAAAACAACTTTTGTAAAGGACTATTTTACATATTTAATTAAAATATTTTTCTATCATTTCAATTCTATCATATGCTGCAGCCATCTTATCGAGTTCTGCCATAACAGCTTCAGTTACATCGCTATGTTCGCCTATACCTGCAGGCATAGTTCTATACACTTCAATGTTTGCTTTATGCACTTCAACTTCGCCTTCAGCTTGTTTTTTAGCTGCTAATATTATTTGATCGCCTACTTTCATAATTTTCTCCTATACAATTTTTGCGTTCACTTTTCTGTGTTTGTTCCAAGCAACGAATCCACCTATTCTTAATGCCCAATAAGCTAATTTGTTTAATAGATGAAATCCATTTTGCTCAATGTTTATATCACGAAATATTAAATCTGCTTTCTTCTGAGTAATATTTCCTATAGTTTCCTTTTTATTTTTTTTCAATAATGTTTCATACTTGTATGCAAAGTCATGTACTAATCCACCCATTAACAATACACCTGTAGGTGATAACCATGTATGTAAGAATTTTGGAATAGATGCGCCATCAAAAGTAAATCCTGCTGGAATGACAAACCAAGTTCCTTCCATTCTAAACTGCCAGTCTTCTGCAAGTTTCCAATTACGTGTGCCCATTAGCCACATCCATATTGCTCCCCAAAAACCTTTACCTGCTGTAGGTATTGCTATAGGTTGTAGCTTTGGCATTTCTTTATATTCAAATCCAATAATGACATCATCACAATCAACACCAAACATATTAACTATAAAGCCAATGACAATTAATACACCGACAACCGTGAATTGCCACCAAGTGACAAGTTGATCTATTATGAATTCCATTATTTTTTCTCCTCTTTAGGTTTTACTGCTTCTTCATAATAAAAAATGATTTGGTTCTGTTGTTCTATATATCTTTTTATTTGCTCAAAATTAATTGCTAAATTTTTAAATGATTGTGGATCTAAACCGTATATTACAAATTCACCCATGCCAGCTTTGACTTTCTTTATAACTTCTGGTAAGTTCTTTTCAGTTATCACCGTAACCTTAACATCTAACATCTGAATAGGTTTGACTTTCTGTGCTACAGCAATAGTAGGAGTTATAACTTTTTCAACAGTTACTATTTCTTTTTCTGGTTTCCAACTACAACTACTTAGTAGCAGTGTTGATACCACCAAACATTTTGTTAACCTGTTCATTAATTCTCTTTTCTTGACCTATAGGATCTGCTAAACTATTTTTAATTATATCTGTTTTAGCAAGTAAGTTTGAAATCTTCTTGTTATTTTCTTCTGCAATAGTTAACTTGTTATTTAAGTTTTTAGTTAACTTAATCTGCTTTTCCATATTTTCTTTGAGAGCGGTGATTGCCACATCTTTAGATTTAACTGCGACTTCTAACTTTGCGTTGTTGTCTCTAAGTGTAGCCATTCTTTGCATAGTGTCATTATATACAAAGTAAGCGCCGTAGCCTATGCCAGCTAATATAGCTAGAACAAATATAAGAATGTATAGCCTAGCCATGATCTTCTATATATTTTCTAAATCGTTTTAGCATAACTGGAAATTTATCTTTACGTCTTCTTCTATCATGCACGTAGTTTGGACCCATAGCTGTTGCAGCTGGATTAGGTATTGATGCTGTGCTTGTAGATGGTACGTCTTCACTCGCAGCTTGAGCTGATCTCATGTTTTCTGGAGAAGGTGCACCTTTCTCACCTTTCTTTCTCATTCTTTTTCCAGATGCTCGACGCATACGAATGTTGTGCCATAGACCTAAATTCTTTTCTTCTATATTTTCTTTTTGCATAGCTT